ACCGAGGACTTCACCCGCTACGTCGACAGCGTCATCCCGCAGGTCGTCGTGAAGACCGGCAAGCTGCTGTGCGCCGACATCACGATCGGCAAGGTGCGCAACGCGGCCAAACTGCCGACGACCACGGCCGAGGTGTCCAAGCCGGTGGCAATGGGCATCGTGCCCTTCGACCAGTCCCGTGAGGGCGGCGTGGACTGGCCCGCGCTCCGACCGACGCCCGTGCTACGGCGCGGCCGCATCTGGGTGACGGCCGAGTCGGCGGTGACCCGGTGGACGATTCCCTTCGTGCGCTTCGCCGCAGGCGCGGGCGGCACCGAGCTCGGGTCGTTCCGAGGCGATGCTGACACGGCCTCGGCCGCGTCGTGCCCTTGGGCGCTGTACCTCACGGATGCCGCCGCCGGCGCGCTCGTGCTCGTCGAGATCTCACTGTTCTGACCTGACACACCCGGAGCGAGGACCACCCACCATGTTCATCACCGCAACGCCGCCGATGGCGCCTTACTCGCGAGACCAGATCGCGGCCGAGATCGCCAAGCTGGGGCGCTTCGACGCGCGTGAGCTCGGCGCCCTGCACGCCGCCCTCATCGTGCACCGCGCCGACGTGTTCGGTGAGGACCGGCTCGACGCCAACGAGACGATGGTGCTCGCGCAGCAGCTGGAGTTCCTGCGCGCGCGCTCGGTCGACATCGAGCGCCCGGAGTTCAAGGCCCGCCGCCTGGTGCCCATCACCTCCGAGGTGGACCCGGGCGCCGAGACGTGGGCGTACACGCAGTGGGACCGCGTGGGCATGGCCAAGGTCGTCGCGAACTACGCCGACGACATCCCGAAGGTCGCGACGTTCGCCAAGAAGTTCGTGCAAACGGTCGAGACCATCGCGCTCGGCTACGGCTGGTCGTGGCTCGACCTGCAGCGCACGGCGCGCGCCGGCGTGCCGCTGCGCACGCGGCTGGCGCAGGCGGTGCGCGACGGCTTCGAGCAGCGCATCGAAATCATCGGCGCCATCGGCATCCCGGAGACCGGCGCCACGGGCCTGCTGAACAACGCCAACGTGCCGACCATCAGCGCAGCGGCGCCGGCGACCGGCTCGAACACCACCTGGGGCGGCCCCGACAAGACGCCGCTCGAGGTGGTCGATGACCTGCTCGCGATGGAGAACGCCATCGTGAACAACACCAAGGGCGTGCGCTCGGCGGACACGCTGATTTTGCCCTTGGCGAAGCTCAACTACCTCGCGCAGAAGTCGATCTACGCTGCCGCACCGGGCAACCCGCTCGACACGATCCTGTCGACGTTCCTGGCGAAGTCGCGGACGATCACCAACGTCGAGTTTTGGCACTTCGCCGACACCGCCGGCGCCGGCAAGACGCCGCGCGCCACCATGTACAAGCGCGACCCGTCGGTCGTGCACCTCGAGCTGCCGCTCGAGCAGCAGGAGCTCCCGCCGCAGGCCAAGAACTTGAGCCTCGAAATCAACTCCGTCGGTCGCATCGGCGGCGTCGCCTGGGAGTACCCGCTCGGCGGCGTCTACATGGACGGCATCTGAAAGGACCCACCCGATGGCTGACCTCACACTCCAGAACAAGTCCGCTCGCATCCTGCACATCAGCCTCGGCGGCGGCGCCGTGGTCACCGTGCCGCCAGTCGAAGGTGGCGGCGGCATCGCGGTCACCATGACCGACACCGAGAAGGCGGCGTTTGATCGGAACGTGGCGACTGCCGTGGTGCAGGCGTGGATCACCGCCGGCGATCTCGTCATCACCGAAGCGCCACCGCCCGAGCCCCTGCCCGACCCACCCCTCGTTCGCGCCGGCGCCGAGCGGCAGCCCGACGCCCCCGACGCCCCCGATGCCGGACGCGACCAGCCCGACGCCGGCCGCGGCGGCGGCGGCAAGCACCACCACCGCCGGGAGTCGTAGCCGTGCCCCACGTCCGACACCTCGCCGCGGACGCGCCCACGTACGAGCCGAAGCCCGGCGAGCGCGTGCTCCGGCTCGAGACCGCCGCCGAGGTGCCGCAGCTCTTCGTCGGCATCGGCCGCGGCGAGTACCTGCTCGCCGCGCCCACGGGCAGCACGTACGTGCTCACCGAGGAGCAGTACGTGCGCCTGCAGCAGCAGCTCGCCGCCCAAGCCACGTACCAAGCGTGGCAGCGCGACGGCCTGCTCACCATCACCGACGCCGCCACCGTCCCGCCCGACCCGCCGCCGCCGCCCGATGGAGAGGGCGGCGCCCGAGCTCGGCGCACGTCGTGGGGCGACTCGCCATGACCGTCACCGTCGACCAGATCAAAGCTGAGTTTCCCGAGTTCGCTGCAACGGACTCGTGGCTCATCTCGCGCCGCATCGACGATGCGATGCGGCTGGTCGACTCCACGGCCTTCGGCGAGCACGCCGACGCCGCCGTGAAGTACCTCGCGTGCCACCTCGTCGCGCTGTCGCCCCACGGCGAGCCCGCGCGGCTGGTGGAGTCGCAAGAACCCGGCGGCGCCGGCACCACGTACGAGCGCCAGTACCTTTTGCTCAAGCGCAGCGCCGTCTTCGCGCCCACGGTGGCGTGATGCCCTCCACCGTCACCGTCAAAGTCATCGACCGCGGCTGGGAGGACATCAAGCGCCGCGTCGAGCGCCTGCACGGCGGCGCGGCCGTGGTGAAGGTCGGCGTCCAAGGGCCCACCGGCGCCGCCAATCACCAAGACGGGCGCCTGACGGTCGCGCAGATCGCCCAGGTGCACGAGTTCGGCAAGGTCATTCACCACCCGAAGCTCGGCCGCACCACCGTCATCCCGGAGCGCTCGTTCCTGCGCGCCACCATCGACCAGTACGCCGCGGCGCTCGCCCGCCGCAACGTGCTCTTGATGCAAGGCTACATGCTCGGGAAGTTCGAGCTGCACGCCGCGCTCGAGCTCCTCGGCCAGTACGTGGTCGGGCTCGTGAAGCAGCGCATCGCCAACGGCATCCTGCCCGAGAACCGCCCGTCCACCAAAGCGCGCAAGGGCTCGTCCAAGCCGCTCATCGACACGGGCCAGCTGCGCAACTCCATCACGCACAAGGTGGAGGTCGGCGTGCCGCTCACCGGCCACCGAGAGGTCGCCTAAGTGGACTGGCAAGCGACCGAGGACGGGCTGCGCGCGTGGGTGACCGCCATGACCGGCGTGCTGCCCGACTACGTGGCCTGGGACTCGGCGCCCGTGGTCGTGCGCCGGTACCCGCAAATCGACTTGCGGCTGTTCGACCACCGCGCCCGGGACGGGATGTCGCCCGAGATCGTGTACCCGGACGAGGGCCACGACGGCCTCGTGTACCCGGTGGCCGTGGCGCAGCGCGCGTGCTCGTGGTCGATCACCGTCACCACGCGTGACCAGCGCGCCGACGGCAAGGCGTACGTGCTGCTGGACGCGCTCGCCGTCATGCTCGAGCTGCCGCACACGGCGGCGTGGTTCAGCGGGCTCGGCCTGGCGTTGCTCGACTTCGGCCGCGTCATCCCGAACACCGACTTGCCCCGGGACCACCGCGAGGAGTCGCAGGCCGTGCTGACGCTGCAGCTCGGGTACGTGACGACGGTCACCGTGCAGCCCGGCGTCGTGGGCGCCGGGCTGTCCATCATCGAGCACGTCGAGGTCGGTGGCGTCGCCATCGACGTAGCCGTCCCGATCGTCCTAGAGCCCGAGATCACCCCGCCGCTGGAGGTACCCCCGCCATGAGCGCCGTAAGCGAAGTCATCGAGACCCAGATCGACATCCGGGACGCGGCCGTGTCTCAGCAGGGGTTCGGCACGCCGCTGATCGCGGCGGCGCACGCGTTTTGGCCCGAGACCGTGCGGACCTTCTCGGCGCTCGCCGAGCTCACCACGGCGCCGCTCAACGTGCCCACCACGCACCCGATCTACCTGGCGGCCAAGGCCCTGAAGGCCCAGCAGCCGTCGCCCACGCAGTTCAAGGTGGGCAAGCGTACGTCGCTCGCCACGCAGGCGTTCAAGCTGACGCCGACGGTCGCCGCGGCCGGGTCCAAGTACGACTTCCGCATCGACGCCAAGCCGATCACCGCCACCGCCGCAGCCGCCGCCACAGTGGCCGACGCGTGCACCGCAATCGCCGCCGCCATCACCGCCATCACGCCCCCGCTCGGCGTCACCGCCGCGGCCACGGCCACCGAGGTCACGGTCACGGCGTCCACGCCCGGCGCCCGGCACACCTTCGGCACCACGTACGCCAACCTCGCGTACGCCGAGATCACGCCCGACCCCGGCATCGAGGACGACCTCAACGCCATCTGGGCCGCCGACGCCGAGTGGTACGGGCTCGTCATCGACTCGGTCGGGGCGGCCGAGATTCTCATCGCCGCGTCGTGGGCCGAGGCGCAGGACGCGATGCTGTTTTTTGCCACCACCCAGGACGCCGATTGCCTCGGGTCCTCGGCGACCGACGTGTGCACGCAGCTGATGGCGGCGACGCTCCAGCGCACCATCCCGCTGTGGCACCACCGCGGCGCCGAGCAGTACGCGTGCGCGGCGTGGGCGGGCAAGATGCTCCCGAAGGCCCCCGGCAGCGCCAACTGGGCCAACAAATCCCTCAGCCTGGTCGACATGTCGCCGCTCGACGACACCGCGCGCGGCCACCTGCGGGCCAAGAACTGCAACTACTACGTGTCGGTCAAGCGCATCGGGTTCACGCTCGACGGCCGGGCGTCCGGGGGCCGGTACGCCGACATCACGCACGGGCTCGATTGGTTCGAGGCGCGGCTGCAGGAGCGCATCGTCGCCATGTTCGCCAACAACGACAAGGTGCCGTACACCGACGCCGGCATCCAGCTGTGCCGCTCGCAAGTGGACGCTCAAATCCTGAGCGGCATCACGGCCACCATCGTCGACCCGGCGCAAGAATGGTGGACCTCGGCGCCGGCGGTGGCGACCGTCGACCCGAACGACAAGGCCGCCCGGCTACTGCGCGACGTGCGGTTCCAGTTCGTGCTGCAAGGCGCAATCAACAAGGTGCTGATTCAAGGGACCGTCCTCGTGGCGGCTGCGTGATCCGTCATGGCAATGCGAGCCTGGGACCTGCGTGACCTGACCATTTCGCTCAACGCCGTGCCGCTCGTGGGCGGGTACGGCGAGGACGAGGTGATGGCGCTCGAGTGGGAGGAGGACCAGTTCGTGGCCTTCGTCGGCGCCGACGGCGAGGTGTCGCGGGCCTCCACCAACAACGGCCTGGCCACGGTCACGCTCACGTACGCGCAGACCTCGGCCGCCAACGACCGCTTGTCGGCGCTGCTGATTGCCGACCGCGCCGCGCCGAACGGCGCCGGCGCCGGGCACTTCATGGCCCGAGACGTCAACGGGCGCATGCTCGTGCAGTCCGAGCGGGCGTGGGTGATGGCGTACCCCTCGGTGACGCTCGGCAAGACGATTCAAACCGTCGAGTGGAAGATTCAGCTG